TGGTTAAAGGTCTTAGTGATAAGCAATTTGATGTTCTTTGGAATTATTGGGGGTTTGCGGGTAGACTTGCTCAGATTGGTGAGTCTGGTGGTAAAAGGGGTGAAAATGTTAAAGATAGAATGAGTGCACAAGATAAAGATAATATCGGAAAAGATATTAAAGAGTTTATTAAAGACGCATCGGAAATTGACGACAAGAAATAGTATAAATGTCACTAGAATCATTTCTAATAGGTAGTGGAATTTTAGACAAAAAGTCTTATCCTAAAAAAGTTCGCAAAATTGTTAATCGAAAGATTGAGAGGCCTGTAAAACATCGTAGCGGTGAGCGTCGGCCTCGAATTCCCATGGTTGCTGATTTTGAAACTACTACTGATGAGAATGATTGTAGAGTGTGGTCGTGGGGTGTTGTTGAGATTGAACATCCTGAATATGAAAAAGTAGAAATTGGTACTGACATTGATTCTTTTATTGAAAGAATTATGGCTTACAATTCTACTTGCTATTTTCACAATCTTAAGTTTGACGGATATTTTATTCTCGACTATCTTTTGAAACACGATTATCGACATGTTCAAACAGATTTTGTTAAGCGCGGTGGTACTTTTAAAACAGTTATTAATTCGCAGGGACAGTTTTACAGTATTACAGTTAAATGGGAAAACGGTAATACCACTGAGTTTAGAGATTCATATAAGAAATTACCTTTTACTGCTGAATACATTGCTAAATCTTGGGGTCTTGAACAGACTAAAGGTGTGATAGATTATGATGCTCACAACGGCCCCATAAAGCCTATTACACCTGAGGAAGAGGATTATCTTAGGCGAGACGTTACTATTATTGCTCAAGCTATGAAACTTCTTTATGATCAAAACTTTAAGAAACTTACTAGTGGTGCAGATGCCCTAGCTGAATATAAAAGTATTGTGGGCGCTGAGTGGTTTAAGCGTATGTTTCCTGTTTTTTCTCATGCTATGGATGCTGAGATTAGACGTGCTTATAGGGGTGGTTGGACTTATCGTGATCCTAGGTTTAAGGGTTATCATAAACGTAACGGTTTAGTTTTAGACGTTAATAGTCTTTATCCTAGTGTTATGGTTAATAGGCTTTTGCCCTATGGCGAGCCTATGTTTATTGATGGAAAAGTTGAGCCGACAGAAGAACGTCCACTTGTTATTTTTAGTGTTACGTTTACGGCTAAGCTTAAGAAAAACCATTTGCCTTGTATTCAGATTAAGGGTTACAGTAGGTTTAGTGCTACTGAGTATCTAACAAAGATTGAAGAGCCTGTAACCCTCATGGTTACTAATGTTGATTGGGATCTTTATCAGGAGCATTATGACATTGATATTTTGGAGTATGGTGGTGGCTGGGCTTTCCATGCTATGCGCGGTCTCTTTGATGATTACATTGCTAAATGGTCTAAAATCAAAGCAGAATCTAAAGGTGCTGTTCGGGAGCTTGCTAAGCTTATGCTTAATGCTTTGTATGGAAAGTTTGCTACTAATCCTGATATTACAGGAAAAATACCTAAATTAGTAGATGATCAAATTAAACTTATTCTTGGCCCCGAAGAAAAGAAAGAACCTGTTTATACAGCTATGGGCGTATTCATTACTAGTTGGGCTCGTGATCTTACTATTAGAGCTGCGCAAGCTAACTATGATGTTTTTGCTTACGCTGACACTGATTCTCTCCACTTGTTTATGGATGAACCGCCTGAGAGTATTGAAGTTGATCCTAATAAACTAGGTGCATGGAAACTTGAATATAAGTTTACTGAAGCTCATTATGTTAGAGCTAAGTTTTATATGGAAAGGATGGATAAGCCTGAGTGTGATCATAGTAATGATGATCCTAAACACAATGAAAAGTGTTTTATCAATGTTACTATTGCAGGTTTACCTATTGCTGCTACGGAACACATGGATTTTAGTGATATAACTGATAGTCACGTTATGCACGGTAAACTTACTCCTAAAATTGTTCCCGGTGGTATTGTACTAAAGCCGCAAGAATTTACGATCAAACTCTGATAGGCTCACCCCTGTGAGTGCCACATTCACAGGGCAGACTACCTACCAATTGCACCCGTTGAGTCGGCGGTATGGTAGCATGGGTATGCAAGCCGCTGTTTCTGTGTGGTGGAATGCTCCGATGTAAGACAAGGAGGGCTAGTAGTTAATCTACTAGCCCTCTTTTTACAAATAATTTTGAAAGGTAGATCAATGGGTAAGTTCCACGATGCACTTAATCAGTTTGGGCAAGCTCTTGAGCTTCCTGATGAATTTAAGAGTGCTATTTCTTCCGCCTATGATGATGATTTTTCTGGTGCTGACGCGCAACTACAAACGCTAAATCAGTCCCTAATAGAAAAAGATTCCAGCATAGAACAAATGCGTCAAGATTATGATAGTAAACTTAGTGCCCTGAAGTCTGCTAATTGGGATCTTTTGCGAGCTGGCCCTGGTGCTGCTACAAATGATTCTAGCAATACTAATATACAGGATGACATTGAGGAAGATCGTTCTGCGATCACTATTTCTGATCTATTTGGTACTAAGAAAAACTAAACATAATCTTGTTTAGAACTTAAAAAGAAAGAATAAATTAAATGTCCGGTCTTGAATATAAGCCGTTCGTTGAGCCTAATAACGTTGATCTTTTTAACGCTATTAGGAACAACGCCGGTTATGATTATCAGAATCGTATTCCTAATGCTGATAAGGCAAACGTTGATCAGGTTATTAACGGTCTTATGAATTACACCCCTAGCATGAACGAGTTTCTTTTCCAGCTTGTTAATGTTATTGGTCTTCAGATTTATAAGGGTGTTGATAGCTGGACTAACCCTCTTGCTAAGTTTAAGCGCGGTGAGCTTAAGCTAGGTGATACTATTGAGGAGATCGCTAGCGGTATTCTTAAGGCACATCGTTATAATGCTAACGCTGAGTATCTTGAAGGTGATATTTTTGGTAGCGAGCGACCAGAGGTTCGTGCTGCTTTCCACAAGATTAACCGTCAGGATGTTTACAAGCTTTCTATTAACGAGGTAGAACTTCGTAAGGCTTTTAGCACTGAGTATGGTCTTAGTGAATTCCTTACTCGTATTATGAGTGCGCCGCAGGTTAGCGACCAGCTTGACGAGTTCCTTATGACTACTAGCCTCTTTAAGAAGTGGCATAATTCAGGCGGTTACTTTAACGTTAATGTTCCTGACATTAGCGCGGCAACTTCTGATGCTGCTGATTCTAAGTATGCTCTTAGGCGTATGCGAGAAATGGGCGATACTCTCCCGTTCCTTTCTACTCGTTATAACCCGTGGCATATGCCTATGGCCCCTAGTCGTGATGAGCTTGAACTTATCATTACGCCTGAAGCTAATGCTGCTATGGATGTTGAAGCTCTTTCGGGTGCTTTTAACATTGATAAGGCTAGTTTCGATAGTCGTAAGACTATTGTTCCGGCTGAGTACATCGGCATTGATGGTTTTCAGGCTATGCTTACTACTCGAGATTTCTTTGTTATTGCGGATAGTTTCTACGACGTAAAGAGCATTCAGAATCCTATGGGTCTCATTACTAATTATTTCCTGCATCACCACCAGGTAATTAGTGCTAGCCCGTTTGCTCCGGCTATTCTGTTTACCTCTAGTGAGCCGTCTACACCTATTGTTATTCAGGAGCCTGTTGTGAACAGCGTTACTACGCCTATTGCTAAGGATCAGGGCGGTGTTACTGTAACTAGCCTTAACCGTGGTGAGTCTTACCAGATTATTGCTGACGGTGTTACTGTTCCTGCAACTGGTGCTAACGATGCTCTTCTGTTTACCATTACAGGTGCTACTTCTCCTCGTACTAAGATTTGGCAGACAGGTTTCCTTACTATCGCCATTGATGAAGCTGCTGCTGCACTAGTTGTAACGGCTACTTCAGTTGAGAACAATGCACTTACTGGTAGCGCTACGTTTGATCTTGACGGTGAGATTGCTTACCTTTGGCCCAACTCTGAGATTGTTTCTGATGCTGATGATGATGGACTCGGAGAGGTAACACCTGAGCCAATCGTTGCAACTGACAATACTGTAACTATTCCTAGTTCTAGGGGTGTTCAGTATAAAAAGGACGGTGTTAACGTTGCTAACGGTAGCGTTCACAACCTGACTGGTAGTACAGTGTTTACAGCTGTTGCTCGAACTGGTTTCGAGTTCCCTGTAGGCGCACCTGTTACATGGACTGTTACAGCTTCCTAAGTAACAATTTAAGCGGGGTAGAGATTAGTTCTCTACCCCGCTTTCTTATACATTCTATAAAGGAAATAATATGGTAAAGAACATTACCGATCCTGCTAATAAAAATTATGATTTTGGTCAAGAATTTAATTATGCTGTTTGGGCTCAAAACACAGAAATAACTCTTACTAACGTACCTTGGAATAACGATTACAGGGACGTTTGTTCTTTTCCTGATGATTCTGGGCGCACCCTTGATCAGTATATTGATGCTAATGAATCTGCTAATATTGTTATTGATCAGGTTTCTTACCTTAAGTTTGGTCAGCCTGTAAAAATTAATATTCCTTTTAATAGAGCTTTTAAGTTTAACTATCTTAGAGTGCAAAATCCTGCACAACCTATTCCGGGTAGTGATGAGCTTAAGTCTTACTATTACTTTATTCTCGATGTTAAGTATCTTGCTCCTAATACTACAGAGCTTACTATTCAGCTTGACATTTTTTCTAGTTTCCGTAATGATTTCACTCTTGGAAACTCTTACATTGAACGCGGACACATTGGCATTGCTAATGAAAATGCTTTTGATAATTATGGGCGCGACTGGCTTACCGTTCCAGAGGGTGTAGATTACGGCGGAGAATATCGTATTATTAACCGTAAACACCAAACTATTATGGGACTCGTAAAAGCTGTTATTGGTAGTGAAGACGTTGCTATTAATAATTTCCACGTCTTAGTAGTTAGCACTGTAGACCTTTCTGCTGATGCTGGTACAGTTGATGCTCCTAAGCTTGTAACTGCTAGTGGTTCAGGTTTTGAAGGTCTTGCTTCTGGTGCTAGTTATTATGTTTTTAATAGCATTGGTGCTTTTCAGTCATTCCTTTCAAATTTTGCAGATCGCCCATGGGTTACACAGGGTATTATTTCTATTGCTCTTGTACCTAAGCTTTCTCGTTATCAGGCTGGTTTTGTAGCTACGGGTGGTGCTGCTCCTACACCTATTGGTTTGTTTACTCCTGGTGTTCTTAAGCATGGTATTTACAATGACTGGCGTAACGATCCGGGAATTCTTGAAAAAATTCCTGCTAGGTATCGTCACCTTAAAAAGTTTTTGACATATCCATATATGGTTATTGAAATGACTACTTGGACAGGTACACCAATTATTCTTAAGCCTGAATCTTGGACTGATCCTAATGCTACTGTTGTAGAGCGTGCTACTTTTACACCGCCTAATCAGCGTATTGAGTTTTTCCCGCGTCGCTATAATGCTATTCCCGGTTCTGATATTGACAACATCGGGCATATGTCTACAGCTGATGTTAACAGTACTGAAATAGTTGCTGGACAGCGCGCACATGGTGATTGGATTGAGGGTGGTGATGACGGTGGTGAGTATCTTGATCTAGTTACTAAGATTGCTAATTTCCCTACAATGGCTCTTGTGAATAACGGTGCTATTGGTTATCTTGCGTCTAATGCACATGGTATTGCTTATCAGAATCAGAGCGCTGATTGGTCACAGACAAGAGCTCTTAGAGGTAATGAAACTAGCTATGATCAAAATGCTAGAGGCATTAGTACTTCTAGAGACGTTAACGCTTTGCAGCGTGCTGGTATGCAGGGTGCTACTGCTAGTCAGAATCTTTTGCTACAGCAGCAGCAAGCTGTTAGTGGTATCGGCGGTGTAATTAATGCTGGTGCTTCTGCCGGTCTAGGCGCTACTAACGGAACTATTGGTTTGGGCGGTATAACTCAGGCTGTTGGTAATCAGGTTATTGGTAGTATTATGACAGGTAATCAGGTTGAAGCTAACGACCGTGCTAGTAATCTTTCTCAGGTTGTTTCTAAGGGTAGCAATGCTGCACAAAATTCTCAGGCTTCTTATGTTAATGACACTAACAGACAGCTTGCAGATTGGGCGGCTAGAGGGGATTATGAAAACACTATTGCAGGTATTAACGCTAAAGTTAATGATGCTGCTCTAACTCAGCCAACTACTAGTGGCCAAGTTGGAGGCGAAACTATTAACATGGTTAGTGGCAACGTTGAAATTTCTCTACGTTGGAAGTTTATTGATAATGCTGCTGTTCGTAGAGTTGGTGAATATTTCCTTAGGTATGGTTATGCTGTAAGAACTTTTGGTACAATTCCAGATTCTCTTATGGTTATGAGCAAGTTTACTTATTGGAAGTTGCAGGAAACGTACATTAATTCTAGTACAATGCCTGAAAGTTTTAAACAGATTATTCGTGGTATTTTTGAAAAGGGAGTTACCGTGTGGGCTAATCCAGATGATATTGGTAATATTGATATTGCTGATAATACAGCGCTGCCGAATGTGGTTCTCTAATGGGTAACGGTGTTAGAGCTAATGGTGTTTATGATGAGTGGCGCAATATGGGCTACAATAATTTTAAGCAGAATAATGTTAATACTCTAGAACGTGCTATTGAATTTATGTATATTCGTAAGCTTACGGATCTTGCAGCCAGTCGTTTTAAGTGGACTAATCTACCTGAAGAAATTGATGTTAGATTTCTTGAACTTACTTTGTTCTATCAGGCAATGTCTATTTTCTATCACGACGGTAGGTACGATAAGTTTATGGCTCTTAGGGCTAACACTAATGGCTGGTTGGACTACCAAAATAATCCAACGGCTTTTAATGTAATTGGTAATAACTTTAAATCAATTCCTGTTAGCGCTGTTAGAGATACTACGGCTATTATTGGTAATGATAAGGCTCAAGAAAAAGTCACTATTGGTATGGGTATTCCTATTTATGCAAATAAGATGCGTATGCCTGATATTGATATTGTTACTGTATATGCTCGTAAGCTCGCTAATTTTGATCGTACTGTTGAAATTAACTCTAGCAATGCTAGACTTAATAAAGTTATCAAAACTAGTGATGCTATGAATCTTACTATGACAAACATTAATCGTCAGGTTGACGAGGGTCAAAACACTATTAAAATTAAGGGTAATGTTGATCTTGATCAGATTACTGTTCTTGATCTTGGCATTGATCCTATTAGTATTCTTAATCTTGATATTGTTAGAGATCGTCAATGGAATAAGTGTATGACATTCCTTGGTATTGAATCCGCTAATCAAGATAAGAAAGAGCGTCTAGTTTCTGATGAAGTTACTGCTAATGGTGATCAGACTTCTATGATGCGTTTTGTTAATCTTAATGAGCGTAGAGTTGCTGCTGCTAAAATTAAAGAGCATTATAAAATTGATGTTAAGGTGGAATATTATACCGATGAAGAGCGCCAAGATTTGGCGCTACCTACCCCCGATGCTCCTACTGATGATGAAATTAGAGGTGAACTAAATGAGTAGTGGTGCTGTATTCACTATGCGATTGAAAGATGTTCTAGAAACTACTGGCGGAACATGGGAAATCGTTGACGGTATTTCACGTCTTACAGGTGGTAATATTGGTTTGGATCATTACCCTCTTTTTAGTGACGGTAAACCGCGTACTGGTGAAAATGCTGTACCTGATTACCGACCTATTCTTAATGGTAAGATTTTTGATCATTATATGAATATGGAAATTGGTTACGAATCTATTGGTATGTTTCAGCAGGGTATGAGACGTACTATGAATGAGATTATGCCATTCTATAATCAGATGTATGAGAGTCTTTCTGTTGAGATTAACCCTCTTAGCACCACTAGCTTGCATACTGATAATACTATGACTGATCTTCAGGTTGCTAATCAGACTGCTGAAAGCACTAACAGTAGTAGTTCAGGAGGTAGCGCTCGAACTGTTCAGAGCGATACTCCCCAAACACAACTAGAAGGTGCTGAAGATTATGCTTCAGGTGCTGTAGATACTAATAGTCAAAATGCTACAGCCGGTACAGGTAATCAGGTTAATAGTTCAACTACTACTGACAATGCTAGCGGCGTTACTAATATTACAGGTTATCAGGGTGCAGCCAGCGATCTTCTTATGCGTTTCCGAGAGTCGTTTATCAACCCTGATATGATGGTTATTAACGATCTTAAAATTCAGGAATTGTTTATTGGAGTGTGGGATAACGGCGATTCATTTACTAACAACTATTACAATTTCTACATTTAATCGAAAGGCAAATTAATGTTCACACCTATTAGTTCTTATATCCCTAGTTTTACTGCAATGTCTAATATTACACCGTTTACTTATAAAGACGGTGCTACATTTCTTAATGAACTTGATGAAATTCGACGGTTTGTTAACGATGTTCTTATCAAGTTTATTAATGATAATCTTGAAGGAGTTCAGGACGGTGTAGCAGAATCTATTAATGATCTTATTACTTCTGTAAATAATTCTATTACCGCTCTTGAATCACAGCTAAATACTGATCTTGCTAATCATACAGATGATGTTAATGCTCAACTTGAATTGAATACTGAAACTCTTACAACTTCTATTGCAGAACTTACTCTTTACGTTAATACTAAGGTAGCTGAGATTCTTGATAGTTCTGTTGAAGTTGCAGAGACTCTTATTCTTGCGCTTATTAACAATCCTGAATCTACAACTACTACAGCGCTTAAAGCTCTTTATGCTCCTAAAAGTATTGAGACTATAGTAAATACCGGTAGACTTAGTGAAGAAAATCTTAATACAACGTATGCAAGCGAAGCTGTTGAAACAGCTTTTACTAGCGGTCGACTTACTCAGGCATTTCTTGATAATCGACATGCTAGTAAATCTGTTCAAACGCTTGCGGAAACAGGTAGACTTACTGAAACGTATCTTGACAATCGCTATATTAACGAGCCTATTACTCCTGTAGCTATTTTTATTGGTAGTTCTAATTCTGCTGCTAGCACGCTTTGGCCTGCTGCACTTTGTACTCGTATGGGTTGGAGTTATAAAAACTTTAGTCTGGGTGGAGGTGGTTTTACTGCTGATCCTCTAACTAATAAGTTTTTGACTCAGCTCCAGCTTGCTATTGCAGATACTAGTTATGTTAAAGCAGATGTTAAGTATCTGTTTATTGTTGACTGCTCTAATGATATTCGCGCTATTCGTAGTGTTGCTAGTGAGACTGCACCGCTATTTTCTCTAGCTCGAACTACTTTTCCTAATGCTAAGATTATTGTAGTTCCGGCTCTTTGGAATAACACGACTACTAATATTGTTCCCGCTGCTATTAAAGATATTACTACGGTATATACAGAACTTGTAGAGGGTAGTTTGCCATATAAGGTAGATGTTATTCCTTATTCTTGGACGTGGCATATGGATGATAAAACTCTTGCTGATGCGGATACTGTTCACTTTAGTACAGCAGGTTATACTAGAGTAAGTTACTTTATCGAAAAGTATCTTAGGGGTGAAAGCACCGCTAACGATCGTGGTTGGGTACCCGTTGTTCCTGCTAGTCCTACTGTTGCAGGTGATCTTGTTTTGCACACTCGCAGAGAAGGAAATATGGCTCATATCTTCGGTACTATTGTTGTTGGTGCTGCAAGAGGAGCCTATGAATCTATTGGTAATATTGCTGTAGGAATGACTCCAATCAGTCAGCTTAGAATACCCGCTGTTGATAACAACGGTGGAATTGAGCATATTGAAATTTTCCCTGAAATTTATGCGGGAGGTGTTAATCGTGGCCTTATGCGCTGGCAGACGGCTACACCTATTAGCACATATTTTGTAGATTTTACTTACCCCGTATTCTAAATAGTTAAAGGAAATAATAATGCCAGAGGTCATCGCTGTACAAGAGTTTGGTAATCAGCTCACAGTTTTGTTTGACGACAATACTAAAAAGATTGCTTACCCTACTAGCGGTGGCCTCTGGCTTGTTAAAACACAACCTACTGTTACACCTGATCTATGGCGCTGGCCTTTGGATGATCACGCGGGTATGCACGTTAGTTCAGAATGGGATGATGGTAGAGGGCATACTGGTATTGATCTTAATTTTACTGGTATTGCAGGTACACCTATTTACGCTATTTCAGACGGTTTTGTGGTAGGTAAAGGTTTTTATTCTGCTGGTAATGGTCATGTTGTTAAGTTGTCAGCTATTGACGGTAGCTATTATGATTTTCAGCATATGCAATCAGCTACTACTCTTGAATCCGGTGATCCTGTTAGTAAGGGTGATTTTATTGGTAGTGTAGGTTCTTCGGGGGATTTTGCTACTGGCCCTCATTTGCATTTTGCTACATCTAATACTGGTTGGTCAGGTGTTCAGCCTAATTTTGCTTCTACTGTTAACCCTAGAGATTTTATGGCTGCAAGAGGTGTACCCATCCCATGGTAAATGTTAAAAATTATTATAACTATTCTAGACTGCTCGGTTATAACGGAACCTATAACGTTCTTATTGGTAACCGTGGTAAGGGTAAGACATTTGGAGCTAAAAAGAAAGCCATTAAAGACGGTATTCTAAAAGGTGACCAAACTATTCTTCTTAGACGTTATAAAGAAGAGCTTGCTACAGCTAAAGTAACATTCTTCGATGATATTCGTAGTGAGTTTCCCGGTTATGATTTTAGAATTCAGGGTAAAGTAGGTCAGTGGTCACACGTTATTGATCGAGGTTTTAAAGAGCGTGAGTGGCACACTATTATTATTTTTGTGGCTCTTAGTCAGTCTCAAAACTATAAAGGTTCTAGCTTTCCTAATGTAAAAACTATCATATTTGATGAGTTTATCATTGAAAAAGGTAGTACCCCATATATGCCTGATGAAGTTAAAAGATTTTACGGTTTTTATTCTACTGTTGACCGTTGGAAAGATAAGACTAGAGTATTTTTCTTAGCTAACAGTGTCAGTATTATGAATCCTTATTTTATAGAATGGAATATTGTACCAGAAGAAAACGACGAATTTATTATTCGTAAAAAAGGTTTTCTTGTTTGTCATATTGCTAATAACGAAGATTTTAATGATGAAGTTAAACTTACAAAGTTTGGGCAATTCATTATGGATACTGAGTTTGAAGAGTATGCTGTTGAAAATAAGTTTGCTGATAATAGTGATCAAATGTTGGATGATAAAGACACTAAGGCTCGCTACCTATTTACCCTCGAATGTAAGACAGGATCGTTTAGCGTATGGTACAATTTCATAACCAATTACTATTGGATTCAAAGCCGTTTACCTAAAGTTGAAAAAGTTTATACTATCATTTCTGATAAAATGGATAATGATAAAGAGCTTCTAAGTTTTAGTGACAAACCGCTAGGTAATCTTAGAACAGCTTTTAGAAAGGGCAATATGTCGTTTGATAATCAAGTTACTAGAAATACTTTTATGGAAGTATTTAAACGATGATATTTGCTCCTATTATTGATCCTATTTCTTATGAATCTTTTATTACACCCGGTAGCATTGTTATTACTACCCTTATTACTGCTACCAGCGGTATTATAATTGCTTTAATAACTCGTAATAATGCTAAGACTAGAGAAATTCTTGCTCAAACTAAAAACGAACATCATGATAGTGATACTCCTAATCTAAGAGATAATATAGATGTTAATCACGATACTACTATTAAAAGTTTAGAAACAATTAGTGAAAGCATAGTAACTATGTTAGCTATGCAGCACGCAACCAACACTAAAGTTGATAGGCTTTTTACTATTACTAGTGGTCAACGTAACAGAATAGAAGAGTTAGAAGATACTATAACAAAGAAAGAGGTTGAAAATAGTGAGTCTAGCAACTAGTTATGAAAATGTTCAAGATTGGAAAGCTCATAAGCGTAATGGTCTTAGTGGTGGCGATGATTTTGCTGTTCCCGCCAACGGTGCTGTAAGATTTGCTATTTACGGTGTTGTAGAGAGTGGTGTTGATCCTCTTATTATCAAACGTGATAAAGGTGGAAAAACTAGAGTACGGCATCTAGGTAGTGTTGTTGTTAAAAAGGGTGATGTTATCACACCTGATACTATTCTAGGTTATGCACAAGGTCGCGGGGGTAAGTCACCACACATTGAAGATGTTAATAAAATTGGTATTCGGGTTCAGCACGTTCCGGATGCTATTAAAATTATTCCTGTTGCTGAAAATGTTTCTGTAATTACTATTGGAGAAGATGAAATGAAACCTATTTTTCTTGGACTAAACCGTATCTCTTGGCCTTGTGGCTACATTAATAGTTATGACCCTAATGTTTATAACGCTATTAAGCTTGTTATCGAAAAGGGCGACAGGGAAGAAAGTAGGGTACAGACATATATTCGTGAATCGTGGGCTGCTATTGATTATATGAATATGCGTGCTGCCGCTGCTGCAAAGAAACTCTAAAAGAAAGGGATACCCCTAAAATGAATAAACAGATTTCTAATAACCATAATTTTAATCCTGATTATGCTGACGAGCTTGGCGAAAATGCTGGTGCTCTTGCTGGCGTTGTGTTTGCGCCTGAAGTGCGCGAGAAAATTTATTCTGCCATGACAAAGGTAAACGTGATCAGTGCTAGCGTTGCTACCCTCGCGGGTACTACAGCACTTTTCATTGGAGGTCAATCTGGTGTTTATATCGGAATTGGTGTAGGCGTTTTGACAGTTGTAAACACTGTTGCAAATTCTTTTACCAATAGGCTTGCTAAAAAGAACGTCAGCTAGTACGGTTCTTATATCGGAGCATTTCTCTACACAGAAAGTAGAAAATTATGATTATTGAACTTGACGACAATGGAAACAACTTTAATTTTGAAGAATGGACACACATTCTAAATGACATTTTGAAGCAATACCCCGGGCTGGTTGGAGAGGTTGTAGATAAATGAGAAAATCTAACGGTTGGTACTGGTGTGTAGAACACACAGTAAACGGACTTATCGTAGAGTCTGGTAACGAAGCTACTAGGCTCGATATTCTGCAATGGGTTATTGCTAATGTAGAATCTCTCCCTCCCGGTGAGGGTCGAATTGTCAAGAAAAGAGTAGGTAAGTAATGCACAAATTTATTGTATTTACTAGCGACAACGATTCTGAAGAATGGGAATTTTACGAAACTTTCGACACTTATCAGGAAGCTGAACAAGCCATTATTACTAGTCGTTATTCTGGCGGTTTTATGAGAATTGAAAAGCTTTGGGTAAAGTAATGGAAATTATTGAATTCAAAATCAACCCTACAATTGTACCTGCTAAGCCGTGGGAGAAAACACCCAAAAAGACAATTAGTATTGACCCTATGATTCACTGTAGGGTTTGTAGTAGGCTTGCGGGTGAAGCTCTTACCCACATTGAGAGTCGAATGCATAGCGACACTTCACAGAAAGAAGATAACAATGGCAACAGCAACTAAGACAGGTAAACCCCAGAAGCACGGCGTTTGGGTGAATGGTAAGCTGGTTTTCAGTAACGCCGATCCCGTCATTACTGAGGGGCGAGCTAAGCTGGAAATGCGGACGTTTGGTAACAACGTTTGGCACGCTAAAGTTGGATCGTTCGTAGCAGCATAACTAAGAGAGTCCCTAGCATCATTGCTAGGGACTTTTCTTATCTCAAAAATAAATAAAAAAGTTTTGCAAAAAGGGTTGACAGGATATCTGCAACTGGTAGTCTGTACTTATCGGAACAACCGAAACCACAAACAAAGGAAAATCTCATGGAACTGATCGAAATTGACTCCGTCGTTACTCGCAAGGAAAACCCCTACACTGGTGATGTTGCACAGCTGATCGAGGCTACCAATGCTTTTACTGGTGATGCTGACAAGTCGCCTGCTGGTAAGTTTGTTGTCGAAAACAAGGATGCTGACAAGACTGTCTTCTACATCCAGCAGGCGGCAATAGCGCAGGGTCGCACGGCCCGCATTGCTAGCAAGCTGGTAAACGGTATCAACAGCAAGGGCACCGCAACCCGCAAGCCCGCGCCTGACGTTGACGCTAAGGGTAAGGAGAC